TCAAGATATTTACTCCTAATAATTATATAATATATCATTAATAATAAAAAACTTTTTAATAAAAACCATGAATAATAATAAAAATAAAGATGGAAATAAAGAAGCGAGCCGGAAAATGTTATTAAACGTTCCGCTTTCACTTCATAATGCTCTTATACTTTCCCAGGCAAATGACTACACTGATTTTACGCTTCAGGATGTATTGCTGGACAGAATAAAAAAATCATTCATAGTTTATCCTATTTCTACAGATAAAATAATTGAACATAACAAAGTTGCAATTTAGATTTTTAAAAATCTCAAAAATAAACGGCATAAAAACATTAAAGTTTTGTAATAATTAAAAAGGCATAAAATGACCGCTGAAGAAATAAAAGAAAAAGTTCTGGCTCTAATAAGCTCCGGAGCGGTTACTTATGAACAGCTCGCTTATGCGCTTCATGTTACATACACAACTATTTACTATCAACTGCACACCGCTAAAAAATTAGATTTTGACTTTGTAAATTCTTTAGAACAATTCTTAAACAATCACGGCATGGCAATAAGCAAAGAAGGGAATATAATGCTGATCAAAAAACTTATCCTTGAATTTATTACTCTTATTGCCAACGCGCTCGACATCCTTAGTATGCAAATAAAATTAATGGATATGAAAAAATTAGATAAAATGTCTAAGGATGAACTTCTCGCTATGATGGATGATTTTGAAATAAACTTTAAAAATGAGATTGATAAAATTAAGAAGGTAATACAGTAATCATGGGTAGACTTTTAAGCATAAACGAAACAGCCCGGATATACGGTAATAACCGGAACAACTGGGCTTTGCTTATTGAACTTGGTTTATTGCCACAAGTTTTATTTCCCGGGAAAACACGTCCTATGCTGGATGAGGATGATATAAAAAAATTTATTGAAGATCATAAAACACAAAAAACAGATCCAAGGCTTGCTCAGTTATTTAAAAGATTGGCACTTTAAGAAAATGAATTATGTCCCGCCTAAGCGGGATCCCGCAAAAGGCGGGAAATTCTGAATTTTGAATTAGTTAAAGGGAAAATATATGATAGCTTTTATTGTCTGTTATTTCGTTGCTGCCTGCATTTGGCTTGCAATAATGGCTTACTTAATGTTTAAATCTCCAGAGGCTTATGAGGATGAAACCGGCTTTCACCTGGGACAAAAACATTGATGATTTATGATTGACGATTGATGAATGAAAACTTTTGGGCAAATATGTGAATGGATTGGAGTAATAGGAGTCATTGGTTCTTTAATTGGCATTATAGTTTTTATTATTTATAGAAAATTTGATAAGAAAAAAAATGATGAACTTTTTACAACTCATAAAGAGGAAGGATTTTTGAAATGACACTTGAATTAAATCTTCTACAAATAGTTTGCCTTTCTATTATTTTTACTATCATCCTTTTTGCCGGATGTTATCTTGCATACTTCACGGGACAATTAAAAGCTCATAATAATTTTCTTAAAACCGGAGCTTACAGATCGGGCTACGATGCAGGGCAGAAAGCTTACTTCAACAAATCATTTAATACTAAAGTTTGGAAAGATTTAGACGTCATTGAAAAACTTAACCATGAAATTAATTTGTTGAATGATCAAATTAAAAATCTCGAAGACGGCCACGAAGAAATTGCAAAGACTTCTTATGAATCCGGGCTGGCCGATGGCAGGAAAGCTGCTGCAGAAAAATCCGCAATGCGGCATTTATTTGAAGAACTGCATTTTAATGGATTAGGTCCTTCAACTTTTGATCAGGATTATAAGGGAATAGGGGAACAAATGATTAGGGATAGTTATATCTCCGCTGATGAAGAAACTGACATTCTTACCGGAACAAACAATGCGATTGTTGATTGATGAAAAAGGAAAAAGAACCAATTGTTTGTCCCGATTGCGATGATTTATTTATACCATATAGTACTTCTCAAAAAAGATGCACACGTTGTGCGCATATACAATCATATAAATTAAGCCAGGATAGATTTAAGAGAAGGAATAAAAAAAATAAAAAGAATAATAAGCCGGTTAAAGAAAAATTTGTAATAGCCGGATTGGAACTGCAGCCAGGTTTATTTGCCCAGGAAATTTGCAGCATTTCTAAAACATATTATGATAAACGCCATGATAAAAGCTTTTGAAGGTACATATAATGGTGAAATTTATACAACCTCAGCTTATTCTTTAAAGCAAGCTGAGTTACAGTTAAATATAAAATTAAAAGAGCGAACCGGGCATACCGGAATTAAGGATATCCGTGAGAAAATAATTTATAGCACTCAAACAATAGAGAAACTAAATCACTCAACTTATAAATGCTCTTAAATGATCTGAAAGAAGGTGAGGCCTCTGAATGCGATTTGATTTTGACACAAAATATTTTCACACAACAAAAAAAATAAAACGCCGGTGCCTGGCATCCGGCCCCGACGCAAACAAATGCCGGGTACCGGATTTTTTTTCATTGATGATTTTTGATTGACGATTGATGAATTTAATAGACGAAATAAAGAATAAACTTAAGATTGAAGATTTAATTGTGGAACATATAGAGCTGCAATTGATCGGGCGCCGGTGGAAAGGGCTTTGTCCTTTTCACAATGAAAAGACCGCGAGTTTTACTGTTGATATAGATCGCCAGTCTTATTACTGCTTCGGCTGCCAGGCGCATGGTGATGTCATTGAATTCTATCAGGAATATTTTAAGTTGGATAAGCAGCAGGCTATTAAAGAGCTTGCAATAAAAGCCGGCCTGGAACCGGGAAGTATTACAAAACATTCATCGGCTGTTAAACCCCGTAAACCAACTTTTGAAAACCGGAATGTTATTGATGCAATGACGGATTATGAAAAAAATCTCTTTTATGAGAGCTGGGGAAAATATTCGGAAATATTCCCTGAAAACAATGCCCATATATGCGCTCTACAGGCCGTTCAACGTGAGAGGATAGATAGTAATCGGGTTATTTTTACCGAGCTATTTGAATATTGCCGGAGTTGCGGATGGAGTGAAGCCGGGAAAAAATATATTCTTAATCATCGAAAAATTTATTGTGATTACCCTGGAAGTTCAAATTTATTTTTTATTAAAAATTACAATCAAATTTCCAATCACCTTAAAAAAATATTTAAAGATGAACCTGATAAACTTTCCAAATCCGGGATGTTCAATGAAAAGGGGAATCTGATATTTTACAGCCATCAAATAATTATTCCTTATTATAATAAAAATCAGATTACATATTTGCGCGGTCGTTATTTCTTTAACGGATCTGAAAAGGTCCCGCAGGATATGAGTAAATATCTGGGCTTAAAGAATGATGCTCTTGGTGTAAATACTCCTAAGCGATTTTATAATATTGATATCATAGACAAAATGTTCCCCGGGGAAACATTATTTATTTGTGAAGGTGAGTTTGACTGTATTATATTAAATCAACTATGCGTTAATGCGATTGCTATACCGGGATCCGGGAATATTCCGGACCTTAATCAATTCAAAAAACTTGAACCCTTTAAGATTTATTTGTGCATGGATAACGACAGCGCCGGCAGTAAACTTTTAAGCGAATTAAAAAAAATATTTTTTCAACTTAACAAAACAATTACACTCAAAAATATTCCTAACAAGGATATCAATGAGTTTGTAATGGAGATAAATAAATAATGGGAATAATAAAGGATGTTATTTTAAAGTCAAAATTCGAGGATAACTGCCAAGCATATAAAGATGCAATTGATCAAATGATTAAGAGGAATGAAAATGAAAATTACTAAAGAATTTCTACACGAAAAAGGAGCTTGCGAACAAAGTTATAAATGGGTATGTGAAAACAAGCTTATCGGGTTAGAACATGAAGAATTTATTGATAAGCTCATGAAGAATAACCGGTTTAGCGATGCAAATTGGTTACTTACTAAACTTTTTGACGAAACACAGTGTGTTAAATATGCTGTGTTCGCGGCAGAGCAAGTGCTGGATATTTTTGAAAAGAAATATCCGGATGATGATAGACCACGCAAAGCCATTGAAGCCGCCAAGGATGATTTGAAAAGTCCGAATGATGTTACTTATGCTGCTGATGTGGCTTATGCGGCTGAGGCTGCGGCTTATGCGGCGGCTTATGCGGCTGATGCGGCGGCTCGTGCGGCGGCTCGTGCGGCGGCTTATGCGGCTGATGTGGCTCGTGCGGCTGAGGCTGCGGCTTATGCGGCGGCTTATGCGGCTCGTGCGGCTGATGTGGCGGCTTATGCGGCGGTGGAAATACCAATCATAAATTATGGATTGGTGCTATTAAAATCATAAATCACAAATCAGAAAGTAAATGATTAATGAATTTGAGAGAAATGAAACGAACAATTGAACTTAATGTTCAGGGAAATTCATATAATAAACAATGAGAGGATTACCACAATGGTATTAAAAAACATACTTATCGCAGATATAGAACCGGGAATAAATACCCGGAAAACTATAGACAAAAAAGAACTGGATGAATTAAAAGACAGTATTGAAGTATCAGGGCTTTTACAGCCGATTGGTGTTAAAGAAAAATCACCGGGGAAATATGAGCTGCTTTATGGTTTTCGGCGCCTTGAATGTTTTAAGCAGCTTGACTGGAAAGAAATTCCTGCAGTTATTCATATAACTACAGGTGGAGCAAGTTTACATATTATAGAAAATTTACAGCGTAAAGATATCCCGCCTTTAGAGATGGCAGCAGCTATTGAAAAATATAAAGAGACTTCTAACTTAACTTTAAATGATATCGCTAAGATAATCGGCAAATCAATCCATGAAGTTTCTTTAATAAATAAACTTAATGATCTTATTCCTGATCTTGTAAAATTATTAAATGAAAATGCTATTCAAATTGAAGGCGCTTATTTTATTGCTCGTTATCCTATTCAGGAACAAAAAGAATTTTATCAATCGCATCAATATATTCATTTTATAAATTTGAATATGATTAAAGATCATTTTAACAATAAATACATCTTAATTAAAAGCTTTGCCTGGGCAGCGGATAAAATATTTGAGGGACTTCCGCAATGTTCCAAATGCCCGGAAACATCCAGCGGAGCAGAAAATTTATTTCCGGAAATAAAAGCTGATACCTGCCTTAATCAAAAATGTATGATGAGTAAAATTCAGTTGAATCTTGATGATTTAATTAAAAACAATTCATCGTTTATTTATATAGAAACTGTTGATTTTCCTCGTTACAAATATCATAAACCCGGCATGAAAATTTATTCCAAAGGTTCATTGGCAAAGGCAAATAAAAATTTAAAAGATAAATCCGATGTATTAACAGGTATCGTGGTTTGCTCGGATACTTTAACATCAATTGGTAAAATTGATTTATATAAAAAATTACCAAATAGTGATAAAGAGAATAAATCTTCTTCAGGCTCCCGGGCCGGAAAAACTCCACTTACAGAACTATCGCCGGCTGAACAAAAAAAACAAAGGATTGAAACTTATAAACGCAAAAAGGATTTGATTTTATTTCCCATGGCCGGTGAAGTTGCGCGGGATTTATATGAGAGAATAAAAGAAGTAAAATTTAGTTCTTACAAAACAATTCCCGTTGAAGCTTTAAATATTATTGCAGATTATACAATACAAAGAGCCGATTGGCAGCTTATTCAGGACTTACAAAAAATCTGGAATCCAAAAAAAGACAAAAATAATTTCGGTAAAATATTTGAACTGCTTATAAAGGCTTCGGTTAATTTTACTATAACACCAGATATGGAACAATTTGCCGGTTCGGAAGAATATAAAAGGCTTCGTGAAGCTGCTACGGTCCTAAAGATAGATCTTCCGGCTATAGAGAATAAATACAAAATATCTTATGATGAAAAATTAGTTCAATTAAAAGAGAAGTTCATTCTAAAAAATAAATTTGATCCGGAGAAGGAAAAATAATTTTATTCAATTTATTAGATCTAATTTATTCATTTATTACTGATAGAATCTTTAAAAACATATGCTTAAAAATGATAAAGCGCAAGAAGAATTTAAAAAGCTGCCGGAAACAAAGATTAACCCTGCTAAAAAAGAAAATAAAATTCTCCTTGCGCTTACTAATATTGAAAAGGAATATGGAATAAAAGTTGAGGTTTCAAAAAACTCAAAATATAAATTTGAAAAGGCTATTGAGTATCTTAAAAATAAATATGACTTCCTGGTAAATGAAGATACAAAGGAAATTGAATATCGTAAAAGAGAAGATGATATACCTGAAGCTAAAAAAAAATCTTATGAAACTATTGATGATATGACTTATAGAATTATGCGCACAGAACTTCAAATGGAAAATATTGCTTTGTCAGACGATAATTTTAGGAATATTATTTTCTCCGGGTATTTTTTTGATTCTTACCATCCAATTAAGGATTATCTTTTCTCATTGCCTAAATGGGACGGCAAGCGCGATTATCTTAAAGAATGGTGCCAGCAAGTGCAGCTTAAGGACGAAGCAAAATACCGGAATTATTTTATAGCAGGCTTTAAAAAGTGGTTTGTGGCATTAGTCATGAGTCAAATAAAAGATGAACCGCATCCTTATTATATAAATCAAACTTGCTTGGTTTTTACCGGCGCGCAGGGCAGATTCAAATCAACATTTTTTTCTAATCTATTGCCTAAAAGTTTGCAATTAAAATATTGTCTTTCCGGGATATATGAATTTCATAACGAGGAGCATCAAAAATACCTTGGTACAACGATGATCATCAACCTGGAGGAGCTTTCTGCTTTCAATCGATCTGATATAGAAGCTATAAAGACTCGTATTACGCAGGCCCAGGTGCGATTGCGGCTTAAATATGGTAAGGCTGATACATTCTATAAGCGGCGTACTTCGTTTTGTGGTACCACAAATAATCCGGAATTTCTAAATGATATGACCGGCAGCCGTAGATTTTTTGTTGTACCTGTTAGTAATATTACTATCGATGCAAAGCTAAATGTCGATAATATATATGCACAGGCTTTGGAGTTGTTTAGAAATGATTTTCCTTATTGGTTTGATGAAGCCGCTATAAATGAAATAGAAGGAATGAATGAAGATTTTAAGATCAATACTATGGAGGAAGATTTTATTGTATCGCATTGTTTTAAGCCTTCTCAATTAGAGATCGATACACGAATGTGTCAATATATGAATTCGAATTCTATCGCACAATGGCTTAGTAAGAAATATGAAAAGCTTAATGTAAATAATTCTGTAGTTAAAAATCTTGGAGCGGCGTTAAATAAACATGGATTTAAGAAAATTAGCCGAAAAGTGAATCAAAAACCGGTAAAATTATGGCAAGTTATGATAAAAGAAGATGCTACTTCCGAAGCGTTGGATGAGATTGAAATGGATAATAAAGATATTTTTTAGGTAGTCAGTAGTAAGGTGGTAGTCAGATTGTTTAATAATCTGACTACTTTTTAACTTTTTATAAATTAAGGGTTTATAGTATATGGTAGTCAGTAGTCAGATGTTTTCACGTTTTCTACTGTTTAGTTTTTTAGCTAATATATTTTATTTATATATAATACTTCTTACTACCTGACTACTTAATGAGATAAGTATATGTTAAATAATAGGTTGAATGGTAGTCAGGTGATTTTTATTTACCTTACTACCATGTGACTACTAACTACCGGAAGGATTGGAATTATGGGCGTTTTCCTTAAAATAAGCAACATTATAAGCAAAGCAGAAATAACAGCACTTAACAGAGCTGCTAAGAGCGCTATTACTGCTCCATCCAGTGCAATAAGAGAAATTTATAATATTAAGAAGAAAGACCTTGAAAATAATATTACTATTGATAAAGCAAATAGTAAGAACAATTCAATACGAATTACAATAAAAGAAACGCCTTTATCGCTTGCTTATTTCAATCCCAGACAAACGCAGCAAGGCGTAACTGTAGCAATTAAGAAGGGGGAACGCAAGCTTAGACGTAACGAACCAAATAAAGGATCATTTCTTTGGATTGATCAAAACAGTATTACCCGCTGTGTTTTCATCCGTACCGGTGAAAAGAAAATAATGAGTAAAGGCAGACACGAAGGTAAGAAGCGGGAAGTTATTAAAAAGCTTTACGGCATCACGGCCATGGAGTTATTTAGTACCTCTAAAAGTCTTGGCATTATGAAAGATAAATTTGATTCTGAGTTCACAAAGAACTTTGACCATGAAATACAGTACCGGTGGGGCGAGTCTTCAAAAGGTACTACCTCATGATGCCCTTTGCGATACGCTTAGCAGCGCAGGAATTCGGTAGTTAATCTAATTGTAACATTGATCTGACTCTGACTATGAATATAAGTAACATAAATATAGGACGTAAAGAATTAGCGGAGTTTTTTGGCTTTACTGAAAAATATATTAATGAGTTAGTTAATGATCATGGCCTTCCTCGCGAAGAACATAATAAATATAATCTCATTAAATGTTTTCAATGGTTTATTGTTTATATCAAAGAGAATCACACAGCAGAAATACTTAGACTTAAAAGAGAAAAGCCCCAGGATGATCTTGCACGTAATTCTGCGCGGCTTAAAGAACTTGAAATCCTTGAAAAAGAGAAAAAACTTTTTGATTCGGATGATGTAACGATGGCATGGTTAAATGAAATTAAAATATTCGGTGAAATGTTAGATACAATTTGCATTAACCTTGCGCCTTTGCTTATAGATAAATCAAACGAAAAAGAAATCCGGTACCTTATTAAACAACAAACTGATAAAATAAAAAAAGAAATTGCAGACTTACAACTCAAATAATAATTTCAGCTTTTTATCTTTGCCTGAAATTTTTCAAAATCTTATAATTCAGGCGCGGCGAACTTTAAAGCCTTTGTCTTATATACCACTGAGTCAATGGGCGTCTAAAAGAAAATTATCGGGTAAAGAAACATCAATGCCCGGACAAATCAATCCGAATCTATTTCCTTTTTGGAATTTTATTCTTGATGCAGCTAATGATAAGGAGACTGAGGAAATATCTGTAATGTCAAGCGCTCAGATCGGTAAGACGGAGCTTATAAAAAGTATAATTAACTACTATATTGAATACGATCCCCAGAATATTTTACTTGTAGAACCTACACAAACCCTTGCAAGGATGTTTTCCGCTAACAAATTAGATCCAATGATTGAGGCTAATGAAGAATTAAGATCTAAAATAAGCAAAAAGAAGAGCCGTGACAGTGAAAATACTCTTGTTCATAAAGCTTATTATGGTGGATCCTTGGATATAGTCGGTTCAAATAGTCCAAATGATTTATCCGCAAACTCAAAAAAGATTGTTTTAAGTGACGATATTGATCGTATGCCTGAGTCAGCTGGCAATGAAGGGGATCCTGTTTACCTTGCTGAGCAACGTACAGAATCATATCGCAAAATCGGCGGCTTTAAACATATACGTTTTTCTACACCAACGATAAAAAATAAAAGTCGTATAGAAAGATATTACAACAATAGTAATCAATGTATGTGGTATATTCCATGTCCATTCTGTATGCATCTGCAGGTTTTTAATTTTGATAACCTCTATTGGGAAAAAGAAACTGGAATGTTTGGGGAAAAGACTCTTTATCATGCAGACATTTCTAAGGGTAATGAAATAGATTTAAAAGAATTCGGCAAAAGAAATGAACATCACCCTGAAACAGTTAAATATAAATGTTCAAACGATGCCTGCGGTACTCTTATCGAACATAAACATCAATATTGGATGAACTTAAATGGTAAACCCATTGCCAAATACCCGGAAAGGAAAAAACATATTGGCTTATGGATTCACCGCTTATATAGTCCTTTGGCTACATGGTCAAATATGGTTAAAGATTATTTGGAAGCTTTCAATGATCCAAAACTTTGGCAGCCATTTTTAAATACAGCACTTGCTTTAACTTACGATGAACAATTTGCACAGGAAATTAAGAGCGAAGGATTCACCGATAAGCTTGAAAATTATTTTACCGATGAATATCCCTTTCTGCCAAAAGAAATATTACTTATTACCGGCGGCGTTGATGTCCATCCCGATAGGTTAATCTTGCAGCTGCTTGGCTGGGCGTTTGGAAAAATTCCTTATGTAATTTATTATGAACAAATATATGGTGATGTATACCAGGATGATGTCTGGCAGGATCTTGATGACCGGCTTACCATGAAATTTAACCGTGAAGACGGTCTGGAACTATCTATCGGCATTCATAATAAGTTAACTCTTAAAAATGAAGAAAAAGAAAAAATAATAGAGCGCATTAACTATCTTACCTTTGTCGATGCCGGTGATTCAACAAGCGCTGTATATAGCCAGTGCTTAAAGCGACAAAAGAAAGGTATCATTGCTATTAAAGGCCGCTCAGCGCCTGGTAAACATATACTTATAAACACAACTAAAGTCGGCCCGAAGGGGAAACAAAAAGCTACTATATTAAAAAATATAAACGTTGATGCAATTAAAGACCGGTTGTTTAAATTATTGCAGCAAAGTAAAGACAATCCTCTTAATTCTAACATTCAAAGAGTGCATTTTACAAAAAGATTCTGCGATGAGGAATATTTTGAAGGTCTCGTTTCTGAGAAACCTATCCGGGTTTACGATAAAAAACTTGGTATGAAAATTCAGTGGACAAAAAAAAGCAAATCCATCCGCAATGAACCGCTTGATACTTTCAACTATGCCTGGGCAGCTATGGAAAGTTTAGTTCCAAATTTTGAAGCTATAAAAGACAATCAGCAGAAAAGAATTAAGAAGATGATTGAAGAGGGTAAGATTTTACTTAAACAAAAACCTATTCCTGAAATATTTGAACAACAAAAAGAAAAAATTAAACCGCAGGAAATTAAACAGCCGGTTAAACCAAAAATAATTATCAAACCGGTTAGAAAAAACTGGGTTACACAATATTGAGATATTAATGAAAAATAAATTTAATTTTAAAAGAGGATCTGCAACTCCGAAAGGAAAACTTCACACACTAAGATTAATTATAAAAGATCATAGTTGCTTTGATGATTTAATTAAAGCAAATAAGGCCCATGATACATTGGAAATGGGGGAAATTATTAAAAGATTAAAACGCGAAGCTGAGGCAAAACAATTAAGACATCTTAGACAAGATAATCCATGAATGAAATCCCACGCAATACCCGGATAGATATTTATTCTCATGTTGCTACAATATTTCGTGAATCAGGAATTAATGATAACCTTCAACCTTTCGTTAATCACCTCCTTGAATCTTATTTTAAAGGAGAAATAATAATATTAAATCCTGAAAATCAAAAATATATTTCATCACTAACCACTAAAGACAAGTTAGACCGGAACTCAAACGAAATTGTTAATGATCTTTTAGATACCATAGAAATAGAACCTGAAAAGAAAGAAAAAATTAAAATAAAAATTCCTTCCAATAAAACAAATAAAATTAAAATTATAAAAAAACAAACCAACTGGGTAAAAAATTACTGATATAATTCTACGACGTAGAATGTCGTAGAATGTCGTAGACTT